AGAGTACTGCCTTTGTTCCAGCATCCATTCCTCCGGTAAAACTTCTTCCAGCTACCATCGTGTCCATAATTCCACCAATAGCAGCACCGGCAATACTATTCAGTTCCGAAGAACCATACCTGGCAGCATTAGTATCAGAAATATTTGATGGAATAGGAAGTAATATTGTTTTAGATTTATTCTTTCCCTTATTTCTTCTGCTTCCTGGACTAGATACGATGTTATTATTATCTGGATTTTTTATCGGCACATAATCAACAACATCTATCTGCAGATAGTCAGTCTGCTCCGTTAACATAGTATATGGATAACGATATGATTCTATGGTTGACATCTATCTTTTTCTAACTATTTAGATTGAATTTTGGTAAAAGGGAGTTCTATCACATCAGATATCTCTTCTGGATAGATTTCATACAACTGTCCGACTATCTGATTGTAATCATATTGCCTTTTATCCTCCCAGTGAAAGTTAATTCCACGGAATCCCCAAGAGAAAACATCAGTTACTGCAACTAATGGAAATTCATCATATTGCATGTTTAAAGTTTTAGCACGATAAACAAAAGTATAATATTTACCGGCAGTAGGAATTATTCCACTTTCATTTAAGACTTCCATAAGATTTTCCATAATATCATCAGCAGTTTCTACACCAATAAAATTATCAATTACACTACGTACACGATTTTCACTATCATCTGTTGGATTTTTTCTTTGTCGGAGTGTCTTTCTTGGCATTACTTGATACCGAGTTCGTTTTCTGTAAGGACTTTAAACTCATAACCATGATCTAAACACCATTCTTTGGCGGCATTCCATTTTGCCTGATTTTTAGCATACTCAACGACTTCATAGATATAACCTTTTGTCTTTCTTTGTTTGACTTTAGGTTCGATACACTGTTTAAATGGTTTGATTTCAATAATCATCTTTTTAATCACACCATTTGATTCTTTGACTTTAATATAAAAGTCTGGAAAGTATCTGTGGTATCTGTTATCAATGGGTGAACGATAGGGAACAATAACTTCTTCACTTCCCCATTCTAAAATATTCTGGTTATTATCACAATAAACCATAAATTTTCTTTCCCATAAGGAACGATACACAATGTTATTGGGATCACCCTTATACTTTTTGGGATAAGATGGTTTATATTTTCCCTTATATGACATCTAAATAACTAATAATAAAAGACCATACAAGGTATTTAGAGTGGGAATACAAAGATTTAGTAGAAATCCTAGAGGCAATAATAATAATGTAGATCCATTGCAACTATTCGGCAATTTAGCGCAAACTAGTCATTATCAAGTCGATTTTTCAGCACTCACTACCTTTTCTTCAAGTGGGAATGATACTCTATTGAAGTTTTTGGAAGATCGTGGAATAGATAAAGAGTTTATTTCTAGAAGTTCTGGTCTTCTTTGTTCTGAAGCATCACTACCTGCAACAAGTCTTGCCACTGGTGAAGTTAAAGATAACTTTATGGGAATATCACAAGAATTTGCACATACGAGATTATACACTGACTTTGATTTTACTTTTTATATTGATAGTGATTATAAGAATTTAAAGTTTTTTGAATCGTGGATTGAATATATTAGTAGTGGGAGTGATGCTGTTCCCACACAATCAAATTATTATCGTAGAATGAGATATCCAGATTCATATAAATGTCAGACTATAACAATCACTAAGTTTGAAAGAAACTTAAATTCTGGAAATACTTTGAAATATTCTTTCATTAATGCTTTTCCAAAAACAATCAGTGCAGTTCCTGTTTCATATGGAAATTCTGATATACTAAAAGTAAACGTAAGTTTCAATTATGATCGATATGTAGTGAACGCAACATCTGGATTCACGAAACCAGTGAATCAGGACAAATTTAAAGATCCTGTACAACAATCCGCAGAATTACAGCAGAGATTTGATGCTAGAGAACAGTCTTTGGCACCAGTTCAAACATTGAGAGATAATACTGGCAATAGAGATCCAAATGGAGGTGGCAATGGAGGTGGCAATGGAGGTGGCAATGGAGAAGATAACGGTGGAGAAAATCCGCCAAAGACTTCCACATATAAGTATGATGCGACAAGAAATTACGGAATTCCAAATTATGGGGAAAGATTCTTTACAGCATCTAATGGTTCTACTTATCGAGCTAAAAACTTCAACGGAAATATTGTAATTTATAGAGATGTTGGTGCTCTAGGAAATTTGGGAGATGTACAAATGACATCTAATAAGCAGTATGATGGTACTAAGAATAGTTGGCTCTTTAAAGATCTTTATGATGTATCAACAAAGGGAGGGTTAACCGGAAGTAATGAGAGAGATGCTGAAGGTATTGGAGTGGAGGATTTTTATTAATAGGCATTTTATTTCAATATGATGGCCCCAATAAACCCTCTAAATAAAAATAACTGACTTGTATTACACATACTATGCCTTTACCTAAAATTAGTACACCAACATATGAATTGACTTTACCTTCGACTGGAAAGAAGATTAAATATAGACCTTTCCTTGTGCGAGAAGAAAAGATTCTAATTATGGCAATGGAATCTGAAAATATGAAAGATATTACCAGTTCTATTGTTCAAATTCTTTCAGATTGTATTCTTACTGAAAATGTAAAAGTAGAGTCTCTTGCAACTTTTGATATTGAGTACTTGTTTCTAAATGTAAGAGCAAGATCTGTTGGAGAAACTGTTGATATAAATGTTGTTTGTCCTGATGATGAAGAAACTCAAGTTGAAGTATCAATTGATATCGACTCAATTAGAATACAAAAAACTAGAGGACATAAAAATATTATCAAGTTGGATGATAGTCTCTCTATGAAACTTCGTTATCCTGCATTGGATCAGTTTGTTGAGAATAATTTTGAAGCTGCAGATGCTGGGAGTGGAGTTGGAGAATCACTTGCTATGATTACATCATGTATTGATATGATCTATAATGAAGAAGAAAGTTGGGAAGCATCTGATTATTCTAAAGATGAACTTGATGAATTTGTTGAGCAGATGAATACAAAACAATTCAAGCAAATTGAAAAGTTTTTCACCACGATGCCAAAACTTTCTCATACGATCAAAGTCAGAAATCCAAATACAAAAGTGGAATCTGAGGTAATCCTTGAAGGGTTAGCTAGTTTTTTCAGTTAGGTATGACTCATACTAATCTTGAGTCATACTATAAGATTAATTTTGCCTTGATGCAACATCATAAATATTCATTAACAGAGATAGAAAATATGATTCCTTGGGAGAGGGAAGTTTATGTTTCACTCCTCCAACAATACATTGAGGAAGAAAATCTAAAGGCACAACAAAGTGGTTGATACCGACGTAGCAAATCCTAAATTAAATATTTCCAACATCAAGAGTCCGCTCTCTGGTGGTGGAACTGAATTGGGTAAAGTTGGTCAAGGTGGAACTTCTAAAATTGGAACTCTTGCGAAGATTGTAAGAAAGAATAGAATATCAATAAATTCTATAGAAAAATCTCAAGAAGTTCAAAACGAAAAAATAACAAGAATAAAGAATATAATAAAAACCAAACAACAAAATGTAGGTAAGAAATTGCCTGGAAGTACTGATGATAATATACAAAAATCACTAACAGAAACAAATCAAATTCTTGTGAAGATTCAAGAAGAATTGATGAGATCTTCTTCATTGAGATCTAAAGAACAGAGAGGACAATCTGATAGATCAAAAAGGGGACAATCCAAGGCAAAACTTACAAAAGAAGAAAGTCAATTAGAAAAGTCATCAAAAAGAATTAAAAAATCTGTAGGAGAAAAGGCAGATCAAGCTATACAACCAGTCAAAGGAATATTTGGCCGTATTATGGACTTCATTGGCACTCTCGTTCTGGGTATTGCTGCAAATGCAATATTTGAATGGTTGAAGGATCCAGAAAATATGGAAAAAGTAAAAGGATGGTTTAGTTGGATTAAGGATAATTGGGGTTGGGCAGCAGCTGCAATTGGTGCCATTGCAATATTACCTCTTGTTGGAGCTATTGCTGGAATCATAGGTCCATTGGCAATGATGCTGCCACTCTTTGGTGCCGCAGTTCCTTTTCTTGCAAAGGCATTATTAATTGCAGGTGCAGCAGTTCTTGCATGGAAAGGATTAGAAGCAGGTTTTAATGCTATTAGAAATCAAGTAAATGGTGGATCAGAATTTAGTGCGGCACATGATGTTCTGGATAAACAATTAAAAGATGCCGGTCTTGATAACGACGGGAAGAAAAGAAGTAAGGGTGCTGCTTGGGATTTCTTGGGATGGGCAGGAACTAGAAAAGAACAAAATATGTCAGATGAGCAACAAAAAATTTCTGCAGATGTTTTGGCAAAGAGAAAGCAACTCAATGATATGAGAAATAATATGAGAGAAGATATTCGTAGTAAGCATAGTGATATGGATAAAGGTTCTGGATTAGGAGCAATGTCCTCACAAGGGGATGTTAGTAAGCACAATAAAAGTAAATCAGAGGCAGAGAAGGAAATCAGAGCAGATTATTCGGAAAGAATTACTGGACTAGTTCCAATGGAAATAAATCCAGTTGAAGCAAGAGCAATGGGTGGTCCTGTAGGACCCGGAGTGACATACTTGGTTGGAGAGGAGGGCCCGGAATTAGTAAAATTTGGTGAGAAAGGTACAGTGATCAATCATACAGAGACTAATAAAGTTTTTCAAACAATTTCATCTAGAAAAAAAGGTCGTGGTGGAATTAATATGGTCAATTTAGCACCAATAACTAATCAATTGCCTCCACCAGAATTGCCTGCTATGAGTGGTCAAGCAACAGAAGTTCCTAATATTTCTAGTGTGAATATGTCAGATCCATATAGAAATTCTGTTACTGGAAATATACTTGGAATAACGGTATAGCACTATGGCAGCACAATTATTAGCAGGGTTAGCAAAATCAGTTGTAAAAAGTGGCACTAAAAAACTTGCGGTAAAAAAAGTAAAATCTTTTGCAAGAGATAAGACGAAAGAAAAGGTAAAAGGTAAATTATCTAAAAAATCGCAAATTTTATCTTCGGAAAGTGATCAACAAGAAAAAAAATTAAAAATTAGTTCTATGGATGGAGGAGTCACTTCGACTCCTGCAGGAACTATGGATTCGGTCAAGATTAGTCCTGCATCAGATTCGAAATCTCAAATAGAACAATTAAAGATAAATGTAACTAATATTCATAGTTTTCTTGTAAAATCAAATAAGCAGTATAAAAAACAAGAAGCAGATACGAGAAGAAATGATAAAGTTCAAAAGAGTAAGTCGAAGTTAGGAGGAGAAGAAAAAAGACTAGAAAAAGGATCATCACCACTAGGAAAGTCTATGTCTAATATAAAAGACGCAGTTTCTTCTACTGGAAGTATATTTGAACGTATAATGAATTTTGTTGGACTTTTGCTATTAGGGATAGCAGTTAATGCTCTCCCGGCAATTATAGAAAAAGTTAAGGAAATTGTTGATAATATTGTGAACTTCCTTACACCAATTCAAAGTGGATTTAAGGTCATTATGTCCTTCTTTACTGGTGATATTAATGAAGATGAACTCAATGTTGATAAAAAAAGATTTGATGATGGTATTCAGAAAATAACTGGAAAGGATGGTCTTTTTGATCAAATAAAGAAAAAAATGGGTCCTTTTGGATTTTTGATTGATCTTCTCAGACCTGCTATTGATAAAATTAGAGAAGCTTTAGGTCTTAAGAATGCAGCACAAAAAATTACTCTTGCTAAGAAGGGAGGTAAAGAGGGATTTGTAGATGTAGAAACGGGCAAATTTACAGAAAAGCAATTTACTAGTGAAGAGAGGAAAAAATATGAACAAAATAAATCCGATGCCGACCCATCAGCATCAGATGATGCTAAAGGTATTCCTGATGCAGAAGCTGATGCAGAATCTGTTGATGGATCCGGGTTAGTAGTTACATCTAGGATGGGAAACAGAAATCTTAAGATTTCTCCTGGAATGCATATGGGAGTTGATATTGCAGGACCCTTAGGAACCCCATTAGTTGCATTTACTTCAGGAACATTAGTAGATAAAGGAATAGATGGTGGATATGGAAATTATGTAGTATGGACTGATGATAAGGGAATAGAGCATTTTTATGGGCATCTTAAGAATCCATCACCAATAACCAAAGGATCTTCTTTGAGTAAAGGACAAGTTATAGGTCTGATGGGTTATACTGGAACTGTATCACCACCAGGTCCCGGTGGAACTCACCTTCACTGGGAGACTTCTACGAAAATAGGTGATACTGGAAGACCAAAATCTGCAGTTCTTTCTCGATTTAACCCCTTATCAGAATATAATAAGTTAGATCCATTTAAAATTAAAAAGAAAACAAATGAGTCCAGTAATAATGGAAAAGGAGGTGGCATCTTTACACCAATTAAGGATTCTAAAAATGATATGAGATCCAGTCTAATAAATCAACCAATGGATGATGAAGGAACAACAACCATAGCAATTCAACAGGTAAATACTATACAGACAGCATATGTCCCAATGCCAATTCCAATGAAGTCAAGATCTATGGGATCTACATCATCACCAACACTTTCGCCAATATGGAGTGCATAATATAAATGGCAAGTTCTTCAGACGCAGCAAATTATCAAATACTTAAGTTGACCAAGGATGGTAAAGAGATTCCATTGGAAGGAAAGACTACGAGTTTTGATTATTATGAAAGTTTGCTATCACCTAATATAACTGCTGTGATGACTTTTATTGATACTGGTGGAGCACTAAACTACAATAAAGAGTATGATAAGCAAGAAAGATTGGGTGGCATTTATAATGCACTACCTATTACTTGCGACGGATCCGAAGAAATAAAATTTAAAATCACATCCAAAATGGGAACACTTGATTTTTCAAGAACTCCTCTATGCATCAATGGGACAAATAATATAGATCAAGAATCACAAAGAGAATCTATTATTCTAAGTCTTGTTTCTAAGTCTGCTATTACGAATCAAGAAACTCATGTGAAGAAAAATTATGCAAATCATACTAATAATACAAATATTGTAGAGTCTATTGCAAAAAATATACTCAAAATTGACAAATTAAAGGTGGACGAAACATCAAACAAATATCCGTTTATAGGTAATAATAAATCTCCATTTGATATACTTTTGATGTTAGCATCAAAATCGGCACCAGAAAAAGGAAATCCTGGTTTCTTCTTTTATGAAACTCGTGAAGGACATAACTTTAAATCAATTGATAGTTTGATTGATAAAGAACCGGTAGCAACTTATTATAAAACAGAGGATGGACGATCCAGTATTACCACTAATACAGATTTTAAAATTATTACCTTCAGTGTTACTAAAAATCAAAATCTAATCAATGCACTAAAATCTGGTGTATATTCAAATCGTAGAATTGTATTTAATCCAAAAACTTTCAAAGAAGAAGAGATTGATTTTAATTTAAAATCTTTAGAAAAGGCACTAGGAAAGAAAGAAGTGCCGAGACCAAAAGATGAAAAATATACAAGAGTATTATACAGTATAAAAGATGTTGGAGCACTTTCTCCAAATGTAGAAGAAAGTGATGAAGGTGATGTAAATTCTTATCAAGGATCTGTGCAGATGAGATATAATATATTATTTTCGCAAGTGGTGAAAATACAAGTACCTTGCAATCCAAATCTTAAGGCTGGTGATATTATCAAATGTAATATTGAAACTATTACTCAAAGTGAAAAAGTACAGGGAATATCAGATCCTGTAGAGT